TCGGCCTGCTGTCAAGGAGCTCATAGGCACGTCCCCAGGCGTAGCCGACGCAGTTGCTCAGGGCAGAGCCTGCCCATGCCTGCGGGCTTCCGAGGATGCACTCATTGACGCCGCCGTAATTTGTCTTTGTGTAGTACGGATTGCCGCTTGCCGGGCAGGTCAGTCTGGGAACGTACTGTCCTCCGCCTATGCCTTCAGCTTCGGGATCTTCTTCGCCGGGGACTTCTACAAGAAGCCCGGCCTCGAGTTCTGACTGACAGAAGTCATCCAGCACAGGATGCTCCTGCAGGATCTCTTCATCAAGAACCACTTTCTTCATCGTCTTCCTCCTTCTTTTCTTCTTCCGGATCCTTCGGTACTTCCGGAAGACCCGCAAGGCTCATCAGAAGCGATACGATCGCGGCCACTCCGGACACCGACAGGACGCTGATCCAGTCTATATCTCTGAATCCGTATCCTACGGTTATCATGGAGACGGCCGTCTGAGCAAAGGTCCTCACAGCTCTGATCAGAGCTGCTTTCGCCCAGACCTTCCAGTCCTGTTCCATAAAATCCTCCTTTTACGCGTAAAATAAACAGGGAGGATATATTTATCCACCCTGATGGAAAAAACGCGCCAGAGGCCGTCTGGTGGCTTCTGGCGGGCTTTCTCAACCTTCTTTTAATTCTTCTTTGATCTCGTCCCGGATTACTATCCACAGATCCTCGACCTTGATGACCTTATCCCTGGAGACGCCGAAGTAGTCTGCAAGGGCCTCTTTTACGTCTTCGAAATCAAGGACCAGGCCGTCTCTCATGCGTAGACCTCTCCGGTGATCTCTTCGTATTCGGCAGCGGTGATCCATCCCTTTGCGACTGCGTTTCTGACGGCCTTCTTCTTCCATCTGCCCTCGTCATAGTATTCCTTGACCAGGTTGAACTTCTCGGAGTGTTCCATCTTACTCTTCCTCCTCTTCTTCATCCTCTGTCGGGTCTTCGATGTTGCCCATCATGATGTTGTAGTCCGCCATAGCGCGCATGTCTTCGGTTTCCGCGATCGCGTTCTCGATGTCTTTACGCTCTGCCGGTGTCGACCTGAACTTTGTGATTATTGATGCCATTTTCCTGCTCCTTCCACAGGCTCTCGTACCAACGATTCAGCCTGTATATCAACTGATGCGAGTTGCCGTATCTCACGCTGCCTTTGAACGCCTTGAAGTGAACGTCTACATCGTGCTTGGTCATTTTGCCTTTTCTCACCTTGGCGATCATGCGCATGACCTTCTTCTTCTCGTGCTTTATCTTTGCCGGGTCTGCGAGGACGACGACTTTGCCGGAAGGAGTGAGCCTGTAGATGAATCCGAGATGTGTCACTGGATCTCTGACCTTCTGGATGAAGGTCTTTGACTCATTGATGCGCATTCCCTGGCCTTCGAGCTTTGCCCGGATGGCCGCCAGGTATCCTTCGATAGTCTCCCGGTCATGGTGAATGATCAGAAAATCGTCCATATAACGGATGTAGTATTTGACTCCCAGGCGCTCTTTGATATAGTGATCTGTATCATCAAGCGCTGTGATGCCGACGATCTGTACGATCTGACTCCCCGGATTGTAGCCAACTTCGCCGGGAAGGTGCTGCAGCACTCTGGCTGCCATTTGATATGTATCATCGTCTAAATACTCAGAGAGCATCTTCTCGGCGAACCTGTGGTTCATATTCGGATAGTAGCCTTTGATGTCTATTTTGAGTATATAGCCGTCGGTACCGTGTTTCCTGTAGTACCGATGCAGATATTCTTCGAGTCTTTGCCTGGCAGCAAGCGTTCCCTTGCCTTTCTGGCACGCGAAGTTGTCTGCAATGAAGGATCTTGATACCTGTGGATAGATGGCCACGTCGTTGAGGCTTCTCTGGTAGACTCGGTCCCGGAAATGTATGCTCATGATCTCTCTGACTTTCGGCTCTGTGATAGTAAAGAACTTTGCACGCCGTTCTTTGTACGAGCCGTTGTGGAGCTGATCAGACAGCTTCGGGATCTCATCTGTCCAGTTATGTCTGAAGTAGGCCACCGTGCCTTTCCATCTGACGCCTTTTGCGCATTTGTTCATCGAGTCAAACAGCGCATCGACGCCGATCACTTTTTCTTTGTCCATTGGATCGGGTCATTGTGTCCGCCCTGTACGTAGCGCTCGCGCCGGGACGCGTTTGCATCAAGACGGTATTGTTTAGCTTTCGCAGGGCATTCGGCTCTGTGTAAGTAGGTTTTACGCATCTCCCTCACTATGTGAAGGCCTTTGTGCGCATTCACTTGCAACCTCGGGGCGCACCTATTGGCGTTGTACGCGTTGTTCGTGTTCACGTTGCCACTCGTGTTGACAATCCACGCATTGTTCGCGTTGTTGCGGTTGGCCGAACGCCGCCAGCAGTTCTGCGCATCTACAGCCTACAGCCCATAATTGTCTTCGTAGAGTCTCTTCTCAGCTCCGCGCCATGATCTGATGGCTGCCAGAGCCTTATTGACCAAGTCTGTCCAGTAGCAGGCCTTTTTCGCCCGCAGGTGGAACTTTCTCTGCGCCAGCCGGATGTCTGTCTTCAGCCAGAGGCACTGCTCAATCGCCTGTGCCTCCAGCTGCAGCCTGATCTCAGCCTCTTCCTTGATCCGGTTGTCGTAATCGTCATTTGCCGCCCGGCAATAATGGTAGATCAGCGACGCTTCACTATCCATGCGATCTATCAAGTCCTTGTAGGTCCTGTCAAAGACTTTCGGGTTCGCGATGACTGTTGTTGTATAGTCATAGACGTCCAGTGCTGTATCGAGCACTGTGAATCTATGCGGAGATTGGTCTTTCTTTCTTACCGAGCTCATTTTTTCATCATGTCGGAAGGAGCCGCCTCGCAGGTGTGCGAGGCGGGATCAGTTAATCGGAGATAAACACACTCGGGGCGCACCTATCGGCGTAGCACGCGTAGTACGCGGTCACGTAGCCACTCGTGTAGACAATCCACGCAGGGTACGCGCTGTAGCGGTAGGCCGAACGCCGCCAGCAGTACTGCGCACTGGTAGGTGCATTGAGTGCATATTTGATAAGCCTTGCGTATGTCGCAGAAGTCGGTGCGGGGGACGTTCTTCCAAGAAGTCTCTTGTAGTATTCCCAGTAGGATCCTTCTTTGCCGGAGAACTGCGGGACGCAGTACATCTGCTCAAGAGAAGACAGGAACACTCTGTCATAGGTCACATCTTCGACGTTGCTGTCTGCATTACATGCGACTGTCACGACTTTGATCGGCTTAAAGTAGCTATAGACCTCCGCGCCGTAGCCATAGAGGAATCCTGCTTTTGCCATGACCGTTGCGTCCGGTCTGTCCCAGGGATTGGCCGCTGCGTACCATCCGGACTCTGTAGTCGCATTGAGATACTGTCTAAGGAAGCTCTGGCTCCATCTGTTGTATCCGTAGACGATTCTCTGAGGCGCGTTGACTCTTCCATTGGTTTTACCGACATCTGTGGAGTCTGTGGATCCGAGATTCGTGCCGCCTGTTCCGTCGGATGTCGTTCCGGAATCCTTGGACGTTGTGCTGCCTTTTGCATAAAGGTTCCAGGCTCTTCCGTTTGTCGGATCGTTGGCCGCGTTTGTTCCGCAGTTAATGAAGAGCTGGTCTCCTTCGGCCGGAGCGACGTTGAGAGTGAACTGGATGTGCTTTGTTGTCTTCCATCCATCTCCGTAAGCCATTCCGATGCTGATATGGAATGTCCCAGCGCCTTCTGTTCCGTCGAAGTAGTAGATCGCCTCAGGAGGATCGAACGGCACTCCGAAGGGCATGGTCTTATCCCATTCGAAGAAGGCGCCGTGGATGCTCTCTCCGTCTTCCAGGAGTTCATCGGACTCGTGGCAGAGGTTCATCGGCGGATTATAGTGTGTGGTGCCGTCCACCCACTCCGGATGGATCTCGTCGCCGTAGTCCATGATTTCGAGGATCTCGCCGTTCTTACAGATCTGCGCGACGCCTGCGACATCTGTCACTAATGCGGCGCGGGCATCTCCGGCCATGAGGTCAAGCGCTGCATTGCGGTGAGCGTCGAGATGATTCTTTGCTTCAAGCAGTTCGTTGAGAGCCTGCAGCTTTGCAGTCAGGGATGTTGTCTGACTTTCGACTTTAGTGTTCAGCGTGTCAAGCTGAGTGTTGATAATTGGTGTAGGCATTGCTTATTCTCCTCTTATGTAAAACTTGCCATCTGTACCGACATATACAGTTGTATCTAAGATCTGAGCAGCCTGAGTCGCTGAAGCGGCTGCAGCATCCGCTGAGTTCTTCGCCTGGTTCTTATATCCCTTGGCTTCGTTCGCGTAGCCCTGAGCCTCGGACACTTTGCCGTCCATGATCTGCTGAGCCGCAGCGTTCTTGTCGTCTATATCCTCGAGCAGCTGCGTCACCCAGCTCTCATACGGCTCTGGGACTTCTCCCTCCTCGCCGATATCCGGATCTGTCCATGTAGGAAAGACGACGGACTTTGCCAGGACGTCTCCGACGAACCACATCAGCTCGGCCTGACCCTGTCCCTGATAGGCTGTGTCTGCATTTGATACCAGCCAGGTGACGGTCGCGTTCTCCTGAGTGACTGCTACCGGATAAGCGTTTGCGTCCTGTGAGCGTTTAGCCAGGAGCGTCGCGGTGCCTTCTCCGAAGGTCTCGATGAAGTATGAGATATCAAAGACGACCTGTGTTGCCTCGTTCTCTTCTCTGCGACCGAGCATGATCCGCTTCGGCGCGGTCAGTGAAATGTTCTGAGTTATCATTATGCAGCCTCTTTCTTATGTTCCCGCAGCGGCATAGCCATCGCATCCGCTACCAGCGCGTCTGCATAGCCGTCGCCGTTTATTTTCTTGTATTGATCCTGGATCTCTTTCAGGCGCAGCGTCTGCATCTGCGTCCTGTACCCTTGAGCGAGGATCTTGTCGCAGAGCTGCTCTAAGGCCGCAAGAAGCAGGATCTGATATGTCTTTTTCGTTGCCGTGAAATAGTCAAACAGCTTTGTGAATACTGTCGTCAATAGCGAGCTCCCAAGGATCGCCGTCACGATCGTGACCACGATCTGAGTACTTGTGATAGTCTCAGTCATAGTTGCACCTCATATCGTCACCCAGCTTGTCAGCGCTCCGCCAAGGACCGCCGCCTTGAATAGCTTTGCGCTGCTTGCGTCATAGCTATATCCTGTCACGACTCCGTAAGAAGAGTTGGTCCTGCAGATCTGGAATAGTGTTGCATAGCCTCCGAACGGACTGAACGATGCGGTGAATGTCAGCATCGCGAACGTCACGCTTCTATCCGGCATGTTTGCAAAAACATCCAGCAGGGCAGATTCCGCAGCCGCCAACGTGCCGACGTTTTGCGTATCACTTGGCAGCAGCGCATCCTCGATCTTGACATCTCCACGGAATATAACATGCGGAGTATTGAACACTCCGACGCCCGGAGACGTCGGCATCTCGCCGAACGCGAAGCCGCCGATAGTTCCGTCCGGATACAGAGCGAAGTTCCTGAATGCAGACAGGACCGGAACTGTCGTCACGGCTGTCTCGCCGAATGAATCCGCGATCGTGTAGGTGACAGTGTAGGCTGCGGCCGCATTAAGATTTGCATCTATCTTTGCTGCCGTGCCGTTTGTGAGTGAGGTTGAGTATCCGTTGACTGCCGCTGTGCCGGATGAAGTGTTGTATCCTCCGCAGCTCGATGTTGTCCAGGAGGCTTTGACCTTAACGGAAGGGCCTCCGCTCTGCTCTGTGCCGCTGGTATCGCATCTGTATGTCTCCGAGCTGTCTATCTTCGGCAGCGAATACGGATACACTGTGATGGCCGCCAGAGACTGTTCTGCAGTCATGCCGTAGCTGTCGGTCACGATCACTTTGTAGACGTGACTTCCGGAGATGGCTGTGCCTGCTTCAGTGAGGACGCCTGTGGTATTATTTCCGATCAGCGTTCCGTCTCTGTAAAATGCGTAGCTGCTTACAGTCGCGCCTTCGTAAGCCGTGGCTGTTGCAGTCAGCTTGATGACTGACTTTCCCTCTACGTAGACTCCGGATGCCAGGCTCGTGCCGACGTCGCTGATCGCGAAGCTGTTGATGCTTGGCGGAGTGACCGGAATGTCCGGCAGCATTATCGAGCCGGAGAAGGACCCTGTGCCTGCCGATGTTCCGGACAGATTCAGTGTTCCGGAGACTGCTGCAGTCTTCTTGCCGTTTACACCGTGCTGGATCCAGACCGTATTTGTCAGTATTTCCAGGTCCGTATAGGTCGGAGTGTTGCGGATATCAAAGTTTATGCTTCCGGAGTCCGTGGATCCGTCTGTAGTCTGTGACCAGGGAGCCGGATACTTGTAGGTATTCTGTCCCGAGTATTTCCTTTGGACGTTCCAGGAGAACTTGACCTTAGACTTCCTGTTCGCATTATCCTGCTGCAGGACTGTCCAGTCTATCCTGAATATGAAGTTGTTTGCGGAGCTTCCGTTAAAAGATCCGTATATAGATCCGCTGTTTGGCATGCCGCTATCCTATGTATGAGATCGAGAAGACCTTGTTTGATTCGACTTGCTCTATCCAGTCGTCTATCTGAAGGCTCTGCTCAATGACTGCTTTATTGATATGCAGTTCGTCATTTGCGAACCAGGCAGCAGGCTGTCCGTCTGCTCCTGTGAATGTCAGCCTGGTATTTGTGAGGATCGCCTTGAACTGACTGTTCCTCTCTCCGAGTTCGATCAGCGCTCCGGCGAACCGGATATATTGCTCGATAAGCGCTGCATAGTCTCCCAGCTCGGTGCTGGCAGCATCCTCTGCGGCCTGGATGCCCTGAGTGAAGCTGATCGTCAGCTCCGTGGCTGTCTGCCGGATCAGAGACGAGAGCTCGCCTTCTGCAGCTGAGGCTCTTGCGACTTCGGAGGTGATTGAGTCCTGAGTGACTTCTATCGAGGCCCTCCGCTCCACAGCTTCCCGGCGGACCATGCGCTCGACCTTCGGAGTGTATGGCTGCAGCGTTTCGATCTCGCTTTCGCCCTCCGCTCCGACTGTTCCAAAAATCCGTCCAAGCGAGCAGTCCAGATCCATAGTCGCCAGGATATAGAGAAGACCGTCTCCTGCAGCCTCGATCTTTATAAGATCGCCGAGCTCTAGAGCCGGATCTACGTTCCCGGAGAAGCTGTATGGAATGAACTGCTGTCCGGTCGTTATCTTGCTGTAGATATAGTCTGCTATCTCCTGAGATCCGAATCTCATGTCTACAGACAGGAGCCTTCCGGTCTGCAGGAGTGCGTTCCAGTCTTCGTCTGACAGTCCGCTCGGAGAGTACCAGGAGCTCACGTCGTTGCTGATAGCCACGGCTACATAAGGCTGATACTGATTCTCGCGCTGCAGGCTGTCGAACTCGATGTTCTTCTTTGTGACTTCGACATCCGGATACTGCTCTCCGGCTTTTGAGAGTACATCCCGGCCTTCTGGCGTCTGATACCACAGCGCTTTTGTCGCTGCGTTCTCATAAGAGTCGGCTTCCAGACCGTCATTTCCTTCGGCCAGGACTGTTGTCCCGGCAGTCAGATCCGCCTTGTCTATGACTGAGAAGTTGCCGGAGCTGTTTAAGGTCACGATCGAGAACCCGGCCGCGTCGTTTGCGCCGACCGGAATGAAGTCCAGCTCTCCGGATGCTGTGATCAGGAAGTTGCCCGCACAGGACTTTGCTACCTCTTCGAGGATCTCCCGCGCTGACATGGCGCCAGGATCCTCGAGCGTGAATGTCTGAATACATTCCTCCGCTCTGGGAGTCAGCGTGACGCCTATATCCTGAGCTATCTCCTGGACCACTGCGAGCATGCTGCGGTCTGTCCATGTCGGAGTCCGCTTGAAGGTGTACTCCGTAAGGCATAGCTTGTCATAGCAGAGGATCTCGCTTTCAGAGTTGCGCTTTCTGACCTGGAAGACCACTCCGGTGCTGTGCAGGATCCTGTAGGATGTCTGTCCAGGCACGGTGTAGGTCGCGAATACCTGGACGGAGGCGCCAACAGCTATGGAAGCCGATACGATCGCCGAGATGGTCCGAAGGTTCACGCTGCCGATGCCGTAGTCTCCAAAAAGGCAAGCGTTGATCTTGAGATCTCTGAACTGCGAATGCGTGTATGTAGTTCCGCCTATGACCAGCTCAAAGTCTACATAGCCGCTTCCGGTGTCGAATGCAGCTCTGTATGCTGGCAGGGCTCCGATTCCGTTCATAGAGCCTCCACGAATACCAGTGAAGCATCTCCCTGGCAAAGCGTCTGGATAAACGTCGGCGAGAGTGCTATATTGTCGCAGACACTGCTCTGAGTGATGTCAGACGCCTCTCCCGGGAAGGAGAACACCAGGCTGGCAGGCTGAGTCTTCAGGGCAGTATATGCAGCGATCGCGCTCGCATAGTCCATCGGATTGAGCTCAAAGCTCACTTCATACTTCCAGCCCAGCGTGGTAGTGTGTTCGTCTCCGTTCGCATCTATCCAGGTGCGGCCGATTTTGCGGACCGCGTTCGGCTTAAATGTTCCCTTTTTGGCCCATGCCGCAAAGTTGAATCCATTGTAGGTGAGTGTCTGAGTTATCATGAGTTATTCGCCCTCTGGATCACCTTGTTGTTTTTGTTTACGATCTCCGCGAGCGTCCTGCCGTCTACGACGAGCTGGATCACCTGCGTGCCGCTGGATCCGGCGACTGCCAGAGCCGGAGATCCGGACATAGTCGCTGATGTCGCTGCCGTGAATCCGCTCTTGACGGCTTGTGCAGCCTTCTTTGTGGCGTTGCTCACAAGGCCCACGTTCTGAGTGATGCCCTGAGAGTACAGCTCCATCATATCCGGAGCATAGGTGTGGAAGTCCGACAGAGGTCCTTCCTTCGGCTCAGAGAATCCGAGGAAGTTCTTGACCTTCTGCGCCGCGCCCTTCAGTGCGTCGCCCAGCTTATTGATCTTGTCCTTTATGCCCTGGATAAAGTTGTCCAGCATATCACGGCCCCAAGTGAGCGCCTGCTGCGGAAGGTTTTTCAGCCACTCGACCTTGTCTTTTATCCAGTCGATCGCGGTCGTAATGGCGTCCTTGACCTTCTGGAAGGCAGTGTCTACCTTTGCCCGGAACTCGTCCGAGGTCTTATATGCTGTGATGAGCGCTGCGACCAGTGCTGCGATGGCTGTCACTACCAGCACGATCGGATTGGCAGCCATGATCGCGTTGAGCGCTGCCTGCGCAAGCGTCATGCTCTCTGTAGCTTTTCTGACAGTGTTGATAATGGACATGGCTACCATAGCAGCCTTGTATGTCACGAAGGCTGTGGTCAGTCCTACGACTGCAGGGATCGCATAGTCTTCGATCATGTCCTTGTTGTCTGTTATCCACTGCAGCAGGTTCGTGAATCCGTCTATGATCTGCTGCAGGACCGGAGCGAACTCCGTGCCGATGGTGTTCTTCAGAGCCGTGATACTGTTCTGCATGAGCTCGTAGCTGTCAGAGACCGCCACGTTGGACTTCAACATTTCTTCGCTCATGACGTAGCCTGTATCGTGAGCCTGCTGAGCATAAGCGTCCAGCTGCTCTTTTCCGGCTGCTATCATCGGATTAAGATCCTGCGCGGACTTTCCGAAGAGCTGCATCGCCAGAGCATCACGCTCCGTTTCATTTTCTATCTTGCCGAGCGCTTCCAGAGCTTCATTAAAGACTTCCTGGCTGTTTCTAAGTGTTCCGTCAGTATTCTGGAACTGCACGCCCAGCTTTTTGAATGCTTCGTAAGCTGATCCGGAGCCTTTGGATGCCGTGCTCATGTTCGAGGTCAGCTTCTTGAGGCTTCCGGTTATAGTGTCCAGGGAGACGTCGACAAGCTCTGCCATGTATTTGTACTCCTGGAGAGCGTCGGTGGAGATCCCGGTGACGGTCGACATGGTCAGAAGCTCGTCAGATGTGAATGCTGCGCCGAATGCCAGGTCCTTGAGGCCTTCGGCCAGTTTCTTGATGCCGCCGATGATAGCTTCTCCTGTGACTTTTGCCTTGAGCATATCTCCGAAGCTGGAGACGCTGTCCTTTGCGGAGTCCATCGCGGTCTTGGCTTCCTTGGTCTCTTTTTCGAGGCCATCCATGCCGTTCTTGGCGTCCTGCATCTTGGTCTTAGTCTTCGTCATCTCCGTATTCAGATCTGACGTAGCTTTGGCCTGCTTGTTATAAGCATCCTGCAGCTTGGCGACCTCCGCGCTGTTTTCTCCGCTCTTTTTCTTGGCTTCTTCGAGCTGCCTGCCGAGGTCCTCGAGTTTCTTCTCGCTTTCGGAATACTGCTTGCTTAAAAGCTCCAGCTTCTGCTTGTTCGCATCGTACTGTTTGCCGAGGATCTCATTCTTCTTGGCGCTCTTTTCCTCCGCGCTGTCCATATTGGCCATCTCGGAGACTGCGAGCTTCATATCTGCATCGAGACTCTTGATCTGAGAGTTGACCGCGCTGATCGCGCTTTTGAGTGTAGAGTCGCCCTGGACTCCGAACTTCAGTGTTATATCTGCCATATCACTTGCGCTCCAGTGCCTTCCAAAAATCTTTCTCTTCTTCGGCTGGTGTCTTGGCGCGTTTTGCTTTGCCGGAACTGATGAGGCTGATATTCACCAGGGAGAGCACTCTTCCGACCGGAAGATACAGCGCCTCTCTGTAGCTAAGGCCTACAGACAGTCCCATGTATATGAACCACGAAGCCGTTACGCCTCCGGCGTCGTGGCCTTCAAGTTTTTTTCGTCTTCAAGTTTCACATCAGGCTCGCCTGTTTCCACAGCCTCCCTGATGGCTTTGCCGATGGACGCGAAGTCCGTGACGGACGTCAGGAACATCAGCTGCTCGAATGTAGGGGGCTCCGGCGTTTCTTTTCCGAGGATCTTCGCGCCTTCATATCCGCCGCGAAGGAACAAGCTCAGCAGCCAAAGCATGTCTTTGACCTTGCTGCTGTCCAGGATCCTGTTGAGCTCTGCTTCTACATCGTCCGATTTTTCCTGTATTTGATCTATGACCCAAGCGGAGAAGATTATCGGATACTCCTTCCCGCCCAGTTTTACTGTCTTAAAGTCCATGTTCTATTTCCCCCTATAAGAACAGCCCCGGGAGGTTATCCCGGGGAGTTTCAGCTGCTAAGAGATGCCAAGCGCGCCCTTGAGGACCTGCTCTGCATCAGACTCGCTGTCCATGTCGCTGGAGATCCAGCGCCAGTCGTGCTTGTCTGCGTCGCTGCGCAGTATCTTGGCGTTGAGAGTCTCTGTCTGCCAGGAGATGGTCTCTCCCTGAGTCTCGAGGCTCTGCGTCAGGTTGCTCAGTTTGATCTTGTTGAAGAGGATCGCTACGTACTTGGTAGCGCCGCCGACGATCTTCTTGGCGATAGCGCCGAAGCCCAGATAGGGCACAGACTGGTCATCGTTGTTCTTGTACCACTTCGGAGAAGCAGTCGTGAAGTTCGTGAAGCCAGTCGTGACGATCGCTTCTTCCTGCATGCCGAGGAAGTCCTTCATCACGTTCGCGTAGAGGTCGTCTGTGCCGATGGCCAGGCTGCCTCCGGAGAACTCGGTGGCACTTTCAGCCGGAGCGTTATCCGCGTAGAGCACATTATCATCGCCGTCTTCCAGGGAGATCTCCAGGGAGGTTGCCTTCCCGATGAGCTTTCCGCTGGTGTACGACACGGTGCTGCCGGAAACGGCATAGAGTGCTGCGTACGGTTTCGAAAGTCCGATTCTTGCCATGTTATTACCTTTCCTTCTTTGCCATCTCGGCATCGAATGTTTGCTTCATTACAGCCAGGGCTTTTGGCCTTGCTGCGTTTTTCGCCTTGGTCATAAAGATCCGCTTATTCATATAGGTGCCCCCTGATTCGAGGCTCCTGGCTATCATTATGTTAGGCTGTCCATGCGGGTATTTCTTAGTCCTGACAGAGTTGTATCCGTCGAAACTGATGAAGGAATACACGTTGTTGTCCTGCACCTGGATTCTGGATCCATAGAGGCTGTCTATGAGTCCTTTCTTCTGTGCTGCGGTGATATCTCTGTGCTTCCCTTTTCTGTCGTCTTCCGGCAGAGCTCTGATTTGACGTTCGACCTCTTCGTAGAGCTCATGGGCTCCGTCGTAGACGGCAGCCTTCAGAGCGTTCGTTACATCATCGGTCATGTCTACAAGAACGTCGCCGAACTCTTCCAGGCCTGTGACCCACATCTTA